TTTGCTATGCCAATCTGAGCGGCTTGAGAGGCAGCTGTAACGCCAGATGTTGGCGTGACTTCCCAGTACCATTTCTGCCCTGTTGGTATATTTACAGCAAATGTGCCAGCGGCGCCAGAACCGGTGCCGGCATGGGTTACAAGAGTCAAATTCCCGTTTGATAGCGTCCCAGCGTCTGACGGGGTGACAGGGTTACTTACTGTCAAGGGGTTCAAAACACAGTAATTCCCCCTGCCGTTGCCGCCATCGGCGTAGGGCGTTGGGGTGTCGATCATGCTGTCGTTGCCGGCGCCAGCGGTGACGCTGAAGTTGTTGGGCGTCCAGTTGTTGCCGTTGCCGCTGCTGTCCTTGCCCAGCGTGGTGCTGGTGGTGCCGGAGTTGTCCGAGAAGTTGAGGTAGAAGCCGTTGGTGCCGTAGGTGCCGGTGTAACGCTTGGGCTTCCAGCTGCCGGTGGTGGCGTCGGTCTCGCCAAAGCTGCTGGGGGTTAGGGCTTGGCCGTCGATGAAATGGATCTCGGTGAGGTAGCCGTCAAGATAGCCAGAGGCCGAAAAACTACCTGTTCCGCTTCCAATGCGGTGGTCGTTTGTATTGTTAATTTCAAGATCGAGATTTTGTGCCGGGTATGTTGCAGTTGTAAAGACAGTAATTTGAGTCCCGTTGACGTAAATCTTTACCCGGTTAGTGTCTATTGCTTGGGTCGTATCGACAGCCAAGGTGATGTGATACCACGCAGATGAATCGCGAAATACTTGTGTTGTGCTTAAACGAAACGTATGAGTACCTGTGTAGCGGGCAAACGTTAGACCATCGGTAACGTTATCTTGAAACTGCAGATAAGTGATCGTGCCGCCGGAACCTGCAGTGAAGGTTTTGTTTTCGTCTCCAAGTTTTGAGCGTTTTACCCACCCACTCCAGGTAAATGTGCGCCTATTCCCCGCACTCGCCGGAGTCCTGTTGAGGTACGCCGAATCCGCCGAGTTGAACCGCAGGCTGCGCGAGATCTGGTAGCCCTGCTGGCCGCCAAGCAGCAGGAGGTTGGCGCTTCCGGGAACTCCCATAAATCAGCTCAGGTTGGTCAGCAGTTGTGCGTGGATGCTAGTCGTGCTGCGGACCGTGTACACCAAGCAATCCACGGCTGACAGCGTGCTGGTGACGGTAGGCGCGGTGCCGCCGCTGAAGTCCCAGTAGCTGCCGAACGCCAGCGTCCGCGCGGTGCTCGCATCTTGCGTGATGAAGATCACACCGCTTTGCCCAGCCGTCAGGTTCGTCGGGTTAGCCAAGGTGACCGTATGACCCAACGTGATGCTGAAATTGTTGGCCAGTGCAAAGTCCGGCGTCACCGTGCTGGCTGAAGTCAGCGTTGAGATGGTGCCGCGTTGTGCCGCACTGAAGCTCTGCGCCAGGCTAAGCAGCGGCACGGTGCCGGTGGCATCGGGCAGGGTGATGGTGCGGTCGCTGGTCGGGTTAGTGACCGCCAGCGTGGTTTCGTTGGCATCGGCGCTGCTGCCCTCAAATGTCAGTGAGCCGGTTGAACCGATCTCCAAGTTGCCGGTGATCGTGCCACCAGCTAACGCGAGGTAGGTGCTGGCTGCTGTGGTGGTGGTGAGCAGCCCTAGGTTGGCGGTTGCCAAGGTGCCAACGGTCACCCACGCCGAGTTGGCCGCATTGCGGATCTTGAGGAGGCCCGTCGTCGTATCAGGCCACCACTGATACGCGAACATCGTGCTGGGCTCGGTAGCCCCGCTGTTGTTGCTGACGATCGCCGCCAGCGCGTTGTTCAAGTCGGTGCGAAATGCCAGCCCCGACTGGTTGGCAATGTTGTAGTCGTGTTGGGCCATGCGTCAGACCTCCCTGCCGTAGCCGATGGCGGTGTAGGTGAACTGGCGGCTCACGGCGCTGCCGGCACTGTTCCTAAAGGTTACCTGGAAACCTGTGCGCGTCACGGAAGCGATGGTGAAGTAGTCGCCTGTGGCCATGTTGAAGCCAGTGATACCGACCGATGGTGCCTCGTAGAAGGCATTTCCAAAGACTACCGAATAAGTGCCAACACCACTGGTGAGAGCCGCAGACTGCTCGATACGCTGCTGCAACTCCATTTCAGCGCCCAGCTCAGTGATGATGATGTTCTGGTCCTCGTCGGTGCTGGTGGCAATCGTCTTGAACTGAAAGCCGCGGCCCCGCACGATGGCATTACTGAACTCCCGCCAGCCGCCCCAGGTCGGCGTGCCGCTGGGGTCGTCCTGAGTGGTGCGGACATAGGTGGCAGCGTTGACGCGATCGCCGCCGGTGCCGTCGATGTAGTCCCAGGTGTCGATGTCAGAGGTTTGGTCGTCCCAGAAGTCACCGGGCAGATAAGGGAAGGTGACGAGCCGGCGGCGCAGATTGCAGTCGAACACACCGGGGAAGGCGTAGGTGGAGCCAAACTCGTACTCACCCGTTGGCAGCACACCGCCCACGCTGTCGATCGAAGCCAGGCCATCCCAGTTGTTATCGGTGGCCATTGCGTCAACGGCCACGCCGCTGCTGAGCATGATGCCGTCCAGCCCTCCTACCTCAGCCAGACTGGAGACATAGAACATGTCGGTGTAGTTGCCGTTGAACGGCGGTGTCTCGGTCTCCTCGGCGTAGGTTTGCACCAGCAGGCGCGGCTGCGGTGTCGGCAAATCGACCACCACGGTGGTATCCGCCAGCGAGCGGCGACCGCCATCGTCCTCGAACTTGACCAGGTAGGTGCCCTCCAGCAGCGGCACCTGCTTCTGCGTCTGGCTGCCGGCAGCAGCCGCCACGATCTCCTGCGACTCCTCCCAGACGGCGCCGGTCAGCTCAACGTTGTGGCGGATCAGCACCTTGCCGCCGAGCAGCACGTCTAGCTCAGTACTGCGGTCCCAGCTCAGGATGGCGCTGGCTTCGTCAATCGGGATCAGCGATAGGCCCGTCACGCTTTCGGGTGGAGCGGTCTTGCCGAACGCCTGCACCGTCAGCTGGGCCGGTTGCACCGAACGTCGCAGGCCCACGCTGATGCTGTAGACCTCGACCTGATAGGTGCCGGCAGCGGTGTCGAGGATCTCGTAATCAGGGCGGCGCTGCGTGGTGGACGACCAGTTGCCGTTCTGTGCACGCCAGCGCACCAGGTAATCGTTGACGCCGACCACCGGCTGCCAGCTGACGATGAGTTTCGACAATGCCCGACCGTTCAGCTCGTAGAGCGCCTCAGTGGCCTGCAGGTTGCCGGGCGTCTCCGGGATGATGTTGAGGTCGGTGATGTCGCGCTGCTGCAGTTCAGCGCCGCGTTCGACGTAGCTGTATTTGCTGGCGTTGTAAGCCAGCGCGGTGATCGAATATTTGGCGCCGTCTTCCTCTTGAACCGTCAGCACCCGCCAGGTGGATGTCTCGATCTGGTCGTTCTGCACCACCCAGACGCTGTTGGTGTTGGGCGCCGTGGTGAAGGCAGACGAGACGTACAGGATCACGCCGACGCGGTTGGTGATGTTGCGCGTCTCCACCGTGCCATCAGGCAGGATCACGCTCACCGTTGCGTTATCGGTAGGGAGGTCCGTGGCATCATCCACCGTCACGGTTGTGGCTGAAGCCGAAATGATCCGGCCGCCGCGGCGCACGCCGGCACGCACCGGATCGCTGATCTCGATGATCTGGCCGGGCCTGACAAGCACGCCTGCGTCGATGCTGGCGGTAAAGCTGACCACCTCTGACTCGTACCGTTCGGAGTAGAGCAGCCAGTCACCGATGCGGCTGGCCTGGCCGCGGGAGGTGCAGGCGAACGCCGAGATCTCGGTCTTGATGACGCCGTACTTGGCGATATTCTCCGAGTCCTCCACCACCTCGTAGGCGATGTCGCGGGTGTCGAGATCGAGGTAGCTGACCACCGCCACGGTGGGGCGCGTTTTGCGGCTGCTGCCCTGGTAGCTGAAGCCCTCGTCAGAGACGTTGGCCAGGGTGAACAGGTAGCTGGTGTCGGCGGGCTTGTCCTGGCTGATCGTGAGCGCACCAGTGCTCCAGTACGGCATGGCCCGGAACACCGAGCACATGTCGTTGATCAGCTTGTACGCCTCCTCTGGCGTCTGGATGTTGATGTTGCAGCTGAAGCGCGGCTCCAGCCCGCCAAAGCCATCGGGCACCAGCTCGCCGCAGTATTGGCTGGCTGAATAGAAGGCCCACTTGTCGAGCTGCGCCGCCTGGATGTGATCACCGAACCCGTAGCGGGTGGAGGTGAGCAGGTCGAACAGGATCCACGCGGGGTCTGTGGTCCACGCTGCAGCGCCAAAGGTGCCGGACCAGACGCCGCTGTAGGTCAGCCGGCCGGTGGTGCTGTCCACCGTGGCGTTGTTGGGGATCGCCACCTTGATGCCGCGCACCAGGTAGCTGCGCGCCGGGATGGAGTTGAACTGTTCCGCATCCACACGCATCGCCACCAACGCGCTGTTGGGGTAGCGCAGCTTGGCGTAGATGATCTCGGTGTAACTGGTCCAGCTAAAGGCGTTGAGCAGCTTGGCGCTGCTGCTGTCGGCCGTCACGCGCGTGACCTTGATGTCAACCGGGAAGGCGCCGCTCAGGTTGACCAGGTAGTCGCGCTGGTATTGATTAGCCGTGCGGCCGCTGATCGTGTCGGTGATGACGGTGGTGTAGCCGCCGGAGTTGTACTGCACGGCGATCTGCAGCTGAACGCTCGTGCCCTCGATGTCGCCGGCGTCGGTGAACAGTTGAAGCTGCGGCACCGTGATGGTCACGCGCGCAGCATTCACGTTGGTATCGGTGATCGAGCGGACTACCGGCGTGGTTTGCTGCACCGTCACGCCAACAGTCTTCTCATCCTCCACCTCTGAAGCGATGGGGATAAAGGTCTGGTTTTGCGTGCCGTTGCGCGTGTAGACAGTGACGTTCTGGAAGTTGTAGGTGCCGTCTGCGTTCTGCAGCGGGGTGTTATTGATGAAGATCGACTTGTGGCCATCCTTCAGGCCCTCGATCTCGCCCTCGCTGATCAGGTCAACCAGGTTGGCGTATTGCGTGCTGTTGAGGTTGTCGGACGCCTCGGTTGGGGTGCGGGTGCTGCCGCCACCTCCACCGCCCTTGCCGCCGTCACCGCCGCCACCACCCGATCCGGCGATGCCCAGGCCCAGGCCAGCGTTATGAACGCGGATGCCGCCTGCGATGAAGGTGTGATGACCTTCAACCGTCAGGTTGTAGACGGTGCCGCGGCTGTGCTCGATGCACTCCACGATGGGCCGCAGGTGGCCGTTCTCATCCACCAGGCAGTCGTCAGCGCCGAGCGTGCCGATCTCAACGAAGGCGTTGAACTGATTGAGCACCCAGTGGTTCGGGGTGGCATCGAGCACCGCGCCGCCCCACAGGCGGTAACGCACCACGCGCTCGTTTTCGTGGACGTGAACCTTGAGCACCGTCGCCTGGTGCAGCTCACCTTGGTCGTCAAAGCTGAGCACCTGATCGCCAGGGTGCAGCGCCTCGATGGCACGCAGCCCGTCAGGCGTGCGCACCAGCGTGTGCCCCAGAAAGCACCCGCCGCCGCCACCTCCACCACCTGCGCCAGCAAGACGTGCCATCAGCCGGTCACCTGCACGGTGTCAACGCCAGCCGAGATCACAACAGAGCCCACCAGCGTTTCGCCGTAGACGATCGGCACCGGCACGCCTTGGCGGCTGGTGTTTTGGATGCCGCTGAAGCTGTAGGACTTGCGCGGGTCTTTCTCGCTGTTCGCTCCGCTGGAGCCCGGCGCATAGACCTGCGGCACTGGCGTGAGCAGCTGCGCCACGCCGCCAAGCACCAAACTGGCGCCCACACCCACGATCAGGCTGAAAGCCGTGGGACCGGCCCATGCCGCGAACCCAGGAATCAGGAACGCTGCAGCCAGCAGCGCCACGCCACCGATGATGCGGCCCACTGCACCGGCACCGGCCAGCACCGGGATGATCTTGATCTGCTGCTCGCCAGAAGGGTCGTGCAGCTCCTCGGTGCCCAGGTCGTAGCTGCCAACGGTCACGCGGTAGTACTGGTCAGCCATGTGCCGCTCCAGCTGCGGGAAGTTGGCCACCAGGAAACGCACGGCCTCAGCAGCGCTGGCCACCTCAGCGCGGAACACGCGGCGCTTCAGAAACTTCGCAAGCCGCCCATAGACCCGAATCTCGCGCATCGTGGCCCGCCTCAGCCTCCACCCATCGTAGTGAACTCAGGATGCCGCAACCTGCGGCCCGTGCATTTCTGAAGCCAGCCGCCGTACAGGTCTCTGGAGCTGAGCCGGCCCCTGATGTGATGAAGCACCAGCTGATCACCGATGTAGACGCCGACGTGGTTGAGGCCCGGCCCGCTAATGCTCATCACCACCCCATCGCCCGGCTCCAGCTGCTCGTCCTCATCCAGCTCGCGGAAGCCTGCATCCTTCCAGTAGCGGTCAAACAGCGGCTCAGCCTCGAACTGCTCAGGCGTCAGCGGCCGCTCCCAGTCGAGCAGTTGCAGGCCGTGCTCGCCGTACCAGTCACGCACCAGCGTCCAGCAGTCAGTGACGCCCCAGGCCCACTCGCGGCCTATCAGCGGCGCCTTGTAGCCACTGGGCAGCAGCTTGCTACTCCATGCCTCGGTCTTGGGGTTGGCGATGTACCAGGGCAGATCAGAGCGCTCGATGGCCACCAGGTCCGGTTCGCTCGGCTGCGGTGGCGTGACCGGGTGGCTGTGGAACACCGCGATGATCTCGCCAACATCTTCAGCCGCGGCGTAATCAATGGGATCAAGAATGAACTGATCGGTGCCGGTGGCCAGATTGCGGCAGGGCCAGTAACGCCGGCGGCCCTTGATGATGACCACCAGCCCGCAGGCTTCGCGGGGGTCTTCCGCCTTGGCGTGCTCCAGTGCTGCTTCGCGCCAGGTCATGTGAAGTAGGTGCCGACGCCGGGATAGGAACCGAACGGCAGCTGGGCGGTGGCGCCAAACCGTGCCTGGCAGCTGCTGAGCCGCTTGCCGCACACATCAGCCGCGAGCGTGGGCACTACGTGGTCGTTCTGGTCGAAGTAATTGGTGCCCGTGTAGCTGCACTCGCTGGAGCGGTAGACCCACTGGCAGATGTTGGCGATGCACTGGCGCTTGGGCGCGCGGATGCCGGCCAGGTCAAACACCGCCGCTAGCTCGAACTCCACAATGTCGCGCGTCTCAACGGTCTTCCGATCGACGTAGTAGACCTCGCGCGGAAACTCAGCTGTCGGATCGGGGCTGTAGGGGCTGACGCCACCGGGAAAGTTGGCTGCGTCGAGATACCGGGCCAGCGTGCGGATGCGCGTCACCTTTGCGCCCTCCAGGCCGTCAGGCAGGCTCAGCAGCAGCGCCGTGATGGTGCCGAGGATGTTGCTGCAGCGGATCTTCGGCCGCGGCAACTGGCCGTTGCCGGTGTACTCAAAGCCCTCAGCCTCGATCGGAAACCGTTGATAGCTGTTGCTAGCCCACACGAGATCGCCATTGCCGTTGAGGTTGGTACCAGCGTGAAAGCGATAGGTGTCGGTAGCGCCGTGCTGCGCGCTGTTCAGCTGCAGCTCGAACAGCTCGATGACAGCGCTGGGCGCAACGGCTTGAAGGTCAGAGATTGGATAATCCCAATCATCGCCAATGGCGTATCCAACGGCCCAATAACCTGGCTGAACGTAAAGGTCTTGTAGCGCCATCTTTTGCTACCTCGTCACGCCCATTCAAGTGACACAGACAAGCCGCGAACAATGGGGTCGGCAACAGCATCACCGCCTTGCATGGCGACGCGGAAGTAGATGTCCGTGCCAACAGCGCCAGTTGGCAGCGTGATCCAGCCGGTGGCTTTAGTGCCAGTGGAAGCTAACGAGATCACATCGGCGCCGCTGCCGCTACCAATCGTCGTCCAAGACGTGGTGTCTGCGCTGTATTGAAGAAAAATGATCGGAGTATTGGCGCTTGCGGAAAGGGTTGAAACGAAGCAATTCAGTCGGATGCGGTTAAACCGATTAGTTGTTGTCAGCTCAAACCAGGAAAAACCGCCGGTGCCGAAATCAGACAGCGCCTGTACCTGGTTGGTGAGCGTGGTTGTGTTCGCAATAAAAACAGTCTGAGACGCATTGTTCAGGTTGGTGAAGTTTGCATCCACCTCCGCATGCGTCAGGGCGCTCCCCTTGCCAGCGCGGGTAACGATGGTGCTCATGGCTCAAAAACCTCGCGAAAGGTGACCTGGATCTGGTTATTGTTGCAGTTGCTGAGCGTTGTCTGCCACTCACTGCAGACGTACTTGCCAGTGGTGCCGCGGGGTGGCGTCCAATCGAACGACTCCACACCGCCACGGGCCTCCAGGAAGGTCAGGATGTTGTCGCGTTCGGTGTCGGTGCGGTTGGCGAACGTCAGGCTCCACTCCTTCGGGTCCGCGTGCAGGCCAAACGTGATGCGCTGCTCGTAGCCGTCGCCGGCCTGAAACCGCCGCACGCGCGGCTGGCTGTTTTCGGTGGCCTCGAAGCTGGGGGTGTAAGTGAAAGTTGCCATGGGTTAGGTCACCAACAGGCCACCCGGCCGCTTCTGCTTGATCAATTCTGCCTGCACCGCTTGAGCCACAACACGGGCCAGCTGGTTGCCGCGGGTGTCGTTACCTTCGACGCTGGTGCCGCGTGCATCGACGCTGACGTTGACCGTGGTGCCACCGCCACCAGCTACGCCCAGCTTGCCGTCAGCGCCGCGTTTGAGGGGGATGATCGCCTCGGGCCCGGCCTCACCCATCAGCCCGAGCCGGCCGGCGCCACCATCGGCAAACGGGAAGATCGTCGGGCGGTTGACGATGCCGCCCATGGCGAACGCCTGCAGGCCGTTGCGGTCAAAGGCCCCGCCGTTGCCAAAAATCCCACCCTCAAACAGCTTGCCCTTGGGAAGCAGGCCGGCGCCGGTAGGGAACTTTGCGCCGATGCCGCCAGCGCCAGGGATCAGGCTCTGGATCGCCTGCAAAATCGGCGCAATGATCAGCAGCCGGGTGACCATTCGAGTCATCTCCTCAACGACCGACAGCGCAAACTGCCGGAAGCTGAAGGTGCCCGTAGTGGTCAGCGACACGATGGCATCTTCCAGACCCTTGATGCTGCTCTGCGTCAGGCTGCTGATGCCCTCGCCCAGAGTGCCGATGCTCTCCAGGTAGGAGCTGATGCCATCGCGGAAGCCAGACAGCGCGCCCTTGGTGGTCTCGGTTGCTGAGCCCCAAAACTGAGTCTTGAAGGCCGCGTCATAGGCAGCATCGCCCAGCTTTTTGTAGGCGTCGGCCAGTTCCTTCTTCTCCTGCACGTCCAGCTTTTGCAGGTCCACGCTGCGCTTGCGCTGAACGTTGGCCTCCTGCTCCTTGGGCAGCTGCTTGGCCAGCTCTGCATCCACAGCAGCCATCAAAGCCCGACGCTTCTCCGCATACTCCAGTTGGATCTTCCTGACGGGATCCAGTTCACGCTCGATTGCCAGCTCAGCCCTGGCCTGTTCCAGCGCACTTTTGGACGCAGCGAGCGCCTCACGCTGCTGTTTTGCCTTTTCCGCTGCAGCTTTGGCGCCGCCGCCGCTACTACCACCCAGGGCGCCCAGGTCGGGCGTGAAAGCGCTGAGCCCGCCATCAGCGCCCAGGTCTGCCTTGCCGGCACGATTGACGGTCGGCTGCGGGCCCATCTGAAACGCGCGCACGCCAACGCCCACCAGGTAGCCGGCCGGGCTTGCGTTGAGTGCCATCTGGCCGGCCTGGCCCAGCGCCTTGCGGATCGGCTCAGGCAGCGCGTTCCACAACGATGCGATCGCGCGTTGCACCTGGCCAAACACCTGCTGCGCCGCATTGGCGATGAACCCGAACGGGCCGCTAAAAGCGTTGCCGATGGCCGCAGCTGCGCTGCTGGTGGCGCCCACCAGCGCCTGCCATGCGTTGCTCACGCCTTGGGCCGCTGCCCTGCCAAGCGCCACCACGTTCTTCATGGCGTTCTGAAAGTCGGTGCTGATGATCGTGCCGACGTTGTTGACCCAGCTTCTGAAGCCTTCGTTGTTGTCGTAGAGCGCCTTGCCGAGCAGGCCCAGCGCGGTCACACCAGCCAGCACCCAGCCCCAGCCGGGAATCGCCAAAATCGCCAACCGCAGGCCCTGCAGGCTGCCGGTCAACAAGGGCACCACGCCGCCTGCCAGCGCTGTTTGATAGCGCAGGATCTCCATGCCGTTGGCCAGCGTGGCCACCAGGCCGATGCCGCCTTTGATAACGCCACTCAGCGGGCCCCACGCCAGGGCCAGCGTGGCGGCCCCCACGGCCGCGGCTTTCAGCGGATCCGGCAGGCTGTTGAACCCGCTCACCACCACCGTCAGCGCATCGGTGATCTGATCCAGCGCCGGCAGCAGCGCGATGGTCAAATCCATGCCCAGCGCACGCACTTTGCCGCCGAGCACCGCCAGCTTGTCGGAGTACTCATCCGCCTTCTGGGCAAATGCGGTGGTCATCTTGGTGCTCATCTTGTCGATGGCATCGCCGCCCATGTTGAGCAGCGGCACCAGCTCCGCACCGGATTTGCCGAACAGCCGCAATGCCAGCGCCGTCTTGGCCGCACCGTCAGGCATCGCCTTGAAGCGGTTAGCCACCTCCAGCATCACCCGGTCGGCTGACTTCAGCGAGCCGTCAGCGTTCTTCACGTTGACGCCAAGCGCCTGGAACGTGGCTGCCGACTCCTTGCCGCCGGTGGCTGCGTCCACCATCGCCTTGTTGAGCTTGACCAGGCCCTTGCTGACGCCCTCCAGGTTGGTGCCGCTCACCGCCGCGGCCTTGTTGAACCGGCTCAGCGCCTCAACCGACACGCCCGTGGACTGCGCCAGGTCGTTCATGTTGTCAGCGGCGTCCAGCGTGCCCTTCACGAGGCTCGCAAGGCCCGCCACGCTCAACAGGGGGGCCAATGCACCCAGCGCCCCGGAGAGGCCCGCAGACGCGCCCGTGAGGCCCCGCATGGCGCCCGTCACGCCCTTGGCCGTGGTCTCCAGCGAATTAAGACCGCGGTTCAGCGCGACGATCTTGTTCTGCCCGTCAACGTCGGCACGGATCTTCAGCGCGGCGTTCATGTTCATCGCCATGCCTCAGCCCTCCTGCCTTGCGATGTAGGCCAGCACGGCGCCTTCCATGATCTGCAGATCCTCCAGCAGGGCGCGGTGGTTGGCCTCCTCTGCAATCAGTCTAAGAACCCACGCCACAGCCGTGTAATCCAGGCCTACCACGCCGCTCATGCCGGTGCGCCATTGCGTCTGCACGCGCAGGAACAGGTCCACCACCGGCCAGTTCTCCTCCCACACCTCAAAGTCATCCGCAGCGCCAACCGGCTCCGGCAAGCTGACGCCCAGCACCGCGGCGTCATCTTCTGTGTCGTCTTGCTGGCCGCCGCGTGCCCAGTGCTCTGCGGCCTCAATCAGTTTTTTCTCTTCGCTCCCAGTAGCGAGTTGATGTAGCCCTCGACCACCGCAGCGGAAACGCCCGGCACATCCAACAGCTGAGCCTTGGCGGTCTCGCTGTAGGGAACATCCTTGCCGGCATCGTCGGTGATGCCCTTCCAGCCCGCGAGCACCTCATCGGCCACCTCTAGGTCAGTGGTGGTCTCTGCTCTGGCGGCCGCGATGATCGCGTTGTTGCGAGCCTGCGGCAGGCGCTTGAACTCGGCGTCGAATGTTTGCCGGTCGAAGCGGCCGCCGTCGATGGGGATCTCGACGGTGACCGGCCAGACGTAGGTGTCGGACTGCTTGAGAACAAACGCCATGCAGGAAGCTCCTTGATCAGGTGAAGGCGAGGCTCAGTTCATCGTTGCCCGAGCTGGTCGGAATGGCCAGGTAGGGCAGGTTTAGCATCTGGATCCCGTCCTGGTCGGAGTAGGTCGGGCTGCCGATGTCGGACTGAGCGGTGGTGAACGTCACGATGTTGCCACCCGTAGAACCGTGCTGGAAGCTGATGCTGCCAGTGCTGGAGCCGTTGGCAATCGTGAAGAAGTCCTTGGTGGCGATGCTCGGCGCCTCGATCACCACGGTGCCGCTGGGGGCGCGGTTGGTGATCAAGACTTCCTTGGTGCAGCCCACCAGCTCGCGGTAGATGGTCTCGTTGGCCAGGTCAAAGTTCAGCGACTGCAGGCAGCCGCTGTAGCTGAAGATCGAGAAGTTGCTGGTGTTGCCGTTCTTGAAGATCAGCGGCGCAGCCTGGTTGGCGTAGGTGGGGCTGGGCAGCGACTCGTCGGTCGGTGCGTTGTAGATCCCGGTCATCGTGAAGGTGATGAACGGGATGGTGCCCACCTCGGCGCTGACGCTCCAGGTGCCACGGCAGCCGGTCACCTTGTGGCGGATGCCGTCGTTGTGGAAGTAAATGGTGCAGCTGCTGAAGCTGGCGCTCACCGGCGCGTAGGTCACGCTGGTGGTGGCCACCACGGTCTCGGACAGGCCGCAGGCTTTCAGCACCGGGCCGTAAGCCGGGGCGGTGCCGGCAGTGCCGGAGCCGGCCAGCTCAACCTCAAAGGTCACCTCAACGCGGGTCTGCGCGAGCAGCTGATCGCTCACGCCCAGGTAAGGGCGGATCAGGTCGCGGCTGACCGTTTCGGCCTGCAGCGGGGTGATCTCCAAGTTGCGCACCAGGATGGCGTTGGACGAACCCGTGGGGGTGGGATCCGTGCCGTAGGTGGACTCAGTTTTTGCCAGGATTAGGCGTTTGCGGCTCAGGAGCGGCATTGCTCGTTACCTCTTGTTGGGGTTCGGAGAAGGTGGCCGGCTCGGTGCGCTCAATGAGCTTGCGTTTGCCGGTTTTGGGATCCAGGAGGTAGGTCCCGCCCTGGCCTTGATACTCGTCCATCGTAGCCATCATCCCGTTGCAAGATTAGTGACGTTGGTGCGGTAGCGGATCAGATAGTCGCAGCTGATCACGCCAGCTGGCTGATCCGCCTCTACCAGCTCAAAATTTACGCCCTGCGGCTGCACGTCGATGGCGTAGCCGCCCAGCGTTAGGTCCGCCATCAGTTTGCTGTGCAAACTTTCCACCGTCGGGTCAGCCAGTTGGTCAGGGATGGCGCCGCGCACGATCACGCTGATGCGCACCGTCAAGCTCCAGTCCAGCGTGGGCAGGCTGGTGTTCTGCTCAGCCTGGTCCTGCACCGGTTCGATGACGATGGCCGGGCTCTCGCCGCGGCTCATCGGCTCCACCCGGCTGCGGTAGATGCGCGTGCTCACGCCCGTGGTGCCCGCCAGTGCGGACGCTACAGCAGCCAAGATTGTCTCGCGGCGGGTGGTCATGATCAGGCGCTCGCGACTTGAATGACGGTGCAGATAATGCCGGGGATAGCCGGATGCGTTGCCCCAGAAGGCTCAGCGTGGATGTAGGCCGCCAAATTGGTTGTGGCCCACATCAGCTCCAGATAATCAGAGCCGACCAGTGGGAGCACATAGTTCACGGTGCCGAGGACGTTGCCATCGATGCCCCCGTGCCGCGAGATCACGCTGAAGCGGCTGTCGGAATCTGGAACGTCACCGCTGGTGCCGCTGTTGTTCTTCCGCAGCCAGACGTTTATGTCGTGGATTGAACTGTCGCTGTTGCTGAACTGGATCGAAAACGTCAGGCTGTAGATGCCCGGATGCGCCACCGTGACCCGGCTGGCCGAAGCAATGGTGATGCCACGGCTATTGGAATCGCCAGAACGTAACAGGATGGCCTGAGGCGTGTTGATGAGAGCTGCTGTCTGTGATGTCGAATCCCAGAACGATCCCCAGTAGCCGGGGCAACCGTGATACGGCAGGTCATTCCAGAGCTGTCGGCCGTTGCCGATTTTGAGGTTGCCGGTATCCGTCTCTTGCCCGAACTCGCCAAGCAGAAGGCGCGGGTTCTGCGCCGCCCACCCAACTCTGGTGTTGACCTTTATGGGGCTGCTCATACCTTTTGCAACCCGATCTCTACAAAAGCACCATCGTCAATCAGCCGCGTCTCGCGCACCTGGTAGGCAACCGTCGCCACCGTGACGCTGTCGCCGTACTTGAGCCCGCCGAAGTCAGCGGCCCGTGCTGTCAGCGTGTAGTCGGTGCTCAGCACCATCTCGCCAGCCAGCACCTGCGTGGGCATGTCCAGAAGGCCCAATGCCGTAACGGCGCCAGCTGTGCAGCTGACGCCGAAATCGGCAAGGAACTGAGTGAGATCCTCAGTTAGAGCCATCAGCCGTACTTCTTCAGGCCGAAGCCGAAGCA